ACCACTAGCATCAGAACCAACTAAACAATACTTGTCTGGGTTTTCTATAGTCCATAGTGACCGACACTCTTTACCATAGGGCGAGTAACTTGCTGGGACCTGTGCCATGTTAGGACCATAGTGACTCATGCGAGATGTGACACAACCCAGTGTTATAACTCTACCATGCACTCGGTTATCATCTTTAACATTCTTCAACCATGATTGTATTTGTGACACACGTTTCTCATACAACAGATACTCAGCTATCATCTTAGCCTCTGGATATTCCAACTCTTTTAAAACTTTCTCATCTATAACTGGTAGACCAGTTGGTGTAGTTTTACTTGGTACCCAATCATATTTCTTTTGCAATCGTTCTGCTATTTGTTTACGAGAACTAGGGTTGAACTCATCAACATGATCCTTCAATGGTTTGTTGGTTGTCTTATGAAATCGTGGTGTATATATTGTTGGGAATATAGTTTGTAAATCTTTCTTTAAATCTTCTGACTTTGTCTTCAACTCTTCTAATAAATCATGTGCCTTGTTTACATTTAAATAGAATCCATTCTTCTCTTGTTGGTCTATGATTCTTCTGATGCGATGTTCCATACGTACACTACTAACACTGAACCGTGTTATCTTTGGCGCTAGATGTTGCATTAGTTTACGAGTGACGTGTACATCTTGTTGGCAATACTTGAGCATCTCTTCTGAGTATTCTTCAAAGTCTTTGAACTCCAGCTTACCACCTCGTGTAAGTTTCTTACCCCAAGATTTTAAACTATGACCACCATCTATATGTGCATTGATCATCTGTGATATAAGAAGTGTATCAATAATATTTTCTAAAGGTATTGTGATACCTAGAAGTCTTTCTAATACTGGGCCGTCAAAGCTTATACCATTATGCATAATGTATTTACGTTCATGGTTGTGAAACTCTATGAACTCTTGACATCCTTGCTCTTGTATAAAGTCTTTCTGTTCTCCAGTAGCATAGTCCTGGACACATATACAATGTATCTTAGTAGCATTGAGACTATCTGTTTCTATGTCTAGAACTACTGTGTCAAACTTTGAATCCATCATTCACCTCCTTGAAGTCATCGTTGTCTTTAGATTTTGGGTTAGATATTTCAGTTAAGCGACCACTATCCTTATGCCATTGTAACCAACAACAAGGGCCAGTCTCTCCACTAAATCTGTTCTTTAATATACGAACTGTAGTTTGGTTTCTCTTCTGCATATCTTCTGCTTGTCCGTTTCTTTCTAATGAGAAACAAAAGTCAGAGAGCTGCGCAATACCATGTGAACCTCTGAGTTGTGACAGACTAACTATCGCACCCTCCTCGTGTCCACTATCTGAACTGGCTTTTCTACTTAAATGAGATACCAACATAAGATGTATGTTCTGTTCTTGAACCAAGGTTCTAAGCCGTGTCATTATACTATCGATTGCTCTCCTCTCATTGTCACCAGTCATTGCCGATACAATCATAGTCAAATGATCGAGTATAATAAACTTACAATCTAATCCACTAGCTAAGTATTGTACCTTGGCTATGATGTTATCGATATCAGTAGAACCAAAGTGATCCCACATTCTTATCTTGTTTGTACCGAGGGTAGCCTCCCATGCTGTACGTTTCTCTTCCATAGTTGACTCACAGAATGGTAGGTGTAATGGTTTGTTTGCATGTACAGACATAATACCTTTGGTTGTTCGTTCAATAGATTCCTCTAGAAATAAACAACCAACTGAATGTCCACTTGTTTTAATTATGTGGTAAGCTAGTTCTCTCATTACACTAGACTTACCTATGCCAGACCCCGCAGTATAGGTACATAACTCACCAAGTCTCATACCATAAGTCATACTGTTCATACCCTCCCATGGATAAGGTATTGATTCGATTACCTTTTCATTAGCAATAAGTTCCCAAGTATTTTCACCGAGTATGATACCCTCGGGTGTATATGTTTGCGCCGACCAAAATCTATCCGTAAAATCTTTTTGTTTGTTCTGTATTAAATAATCATTAGGATCTTTTAAACCTAGATTAATAATGTGCACTTTCTTTGGAGGAAATAGTTCGGCTACTTTTTTACTAGCCTCACGTCCTGGTTCATCATTATCAAAGCATAAGTATATCTTTTCAAAACTATTAATAAATTCATATTGTTTTTTACAATCGGTGAAAGCTCCAGCGGCACCAGTTCTAACACTAACAACTGGATAAGATTTAGGCAGCATCATTTCATAGATTGACAAAGCATCTATCTCACCTTCACAGATAGTTATAATTTTAGCATTGTTAGAACTAAATAGTTGTTGACCAAACAATAAAGCTTTACCAGTCTTACCCTCTACACTGAATGATTTATCGGCTACTCTTCTGAGCTTAGTCGCAACGTGGTTACCCTCACTATCATAGTATGGGTAGTGGTGTTTATATACTTCTGGTTTATCACTATTAGTTGTAGTCACACCAAAGAACTCACAAGTCTCACGACTTATCTTTCTTTCAGTAATAGGTTTACTAATACCTAGTGGTATAATCTTTGGTGCCGAGCCTTGAATTTTTGTGTCATCTCCGAGCAGTTCCTCAAGTTGGGTCTTGTCCTTGGGAGGTTCGGTGTAGGTTCGGCACGAGAAACAATAGCGACTGCCGTCCGCATACAAAGCATTGGCATCGGATGATCCACACTCTTCACAAGGTGTGTGTCGTATAAACCTTTTTGGGTCATTGTTTATTGTCATATGTCGTCTCCTTATTTTTGCGGGTCTTGCCCTATTAATATCTCCTCTAATTATTTTTGTCAAGGGGTTGCCAGATTTCGAAATCAATGATAGCCTATCCCCATATACAGAGGGGGACTATATATAGTCTAATAGTAGTCTAGTGTTAGTCTAATCCTAGTTCTATATATATCTCTCGATGACTATGACTATCTCTTTATAACTATATATATCTCTAGTTAACTATATATATCTCTAGTTAACTATATATATCTCTAGATAACTATATATAACTATATATAGTGGCCACATCCTTTATTTTTAGCCTTGAAGTTTTGTGTTCTCCCGTGACAATTACGGCAGAGCACCATCGAGTTTGACAGACGGTTGTTGTGACGGTTCCCATCGATATGGTGGAACTCCATCGGTGCCTCCTCTTCTGTTGCCCCACACTGGTTGCAATGCCATCGGTTAGTATCCTTGAGATAAGATATGATCTGTCTCTTCTTACCGACAGACCTACCCATATTCTCATCTCGTTCTATTCTTACATTGCGAATATGTTTGCGATGCTTTTGTTGGCAGACATTATCACAATACTTGTTCATCGTATTACTACGGCGCTCGTGTTTTGTATTACAGTAGGCGCAGTGGTAATGACCTGGACTACTCTTCTGACGTTTCACATACAACTTGTTGTTAACTTTCGCAGCGCAACTAATTGAACAATACTTTTTTTGAGGAGGGGCGAGAACAATGTCGCACCCCTCTCGGCTACACTTTGTCATTTAAAGTTCACCTTTATAACATTATCTGGTGCTTCAGTATCACAAGGTCGATCATCACTAGAAGTAATCATTCTATTTGTAGCTGACTTTTTTGGTAGGTAAAGTATCTCATACATAGCATAGTTAATTAAGTGTTCTATTTCTTGGTTACTTAGATTATCTATGTCTGTATTTTTTTTTACAAGCTCAATGACCTTTGTCATTTCTTTTTTTAAAGTTGTTAACTCCATTATTGTTTCTCCTTATCACTTAGTGGGTTAAATATATCTTCAAAGATTGCATCGACAACATCAAAGTATTCTTCTTGAGAGTATCTTTTAATTGATATTGTTTGCACCACATCTTTGAAGTGTTTTATCTTAGCCAATGCATAGACCATCTCTACATCAGAGATAATATCGTCTTCATGCAGATCGTGTCCGTTACCTTTTGTCATTGAAGTAATCCTTTCTATTTGTAAACGATTGTACTGTGTCACACTTGACGGCAACAAGTTTCATAGTTGGTATCTTCTCAAACCTTTCGTACAATTTGTTTGTAGTTGACTCACAGTTTCTAGTTGTTGAGTCAGCTTCCTTTATGTATAGTCTACCATTGTATTCAATCCACAAAGTTACTATAAAAGCTTCAAGCATTATTGTCTCCTTAATTAATGTTTAGTTTTCTTTGTTTTTAAATTCTCAAAGATGTGTTCTTCATACTCATCCCTCTCTTGACATAAATAATCACTGAGAAGATTAGTAACCATATGTGCCACATGAAGTGGAGATGGTGCAAAGCATTTCATAAAAGCAATTGTCTCCATCAGTAACATCATGCTTACTACATGGGGCGCTACTTTTTTCTGCTTAATCAAACTATTATATTTAAACATGTCTTTTACAATATGTTCTCTTATAATATCTATTTGATCCTCCAGTTTTTTATCTTTTTTTGTGGGCATTACTTACTCCTTTGTCTTATGAGATGGAACTTCCAACCGATACACATATAGCCAGAGTTTATTCTATCTCGATTAATATTCAATCGTTTAAACTCTTGTTCAACGATTGGTTGTAGGTTCTCACAGTTAGGCACTCCTCGAACAAACTTCTCTTGATCTCCAGTTGGACTAGAGAACGTGAGATATAAAGCAAACAGTTCTTTGGTTAACATATTGACTCCGGGATAAATAGATGACCACCTCCGTTACCCTCTTCGTCTTGGCTAACGGCTACCTCAATAGTTCTATCTCCTTTCTTCAT